CAATAAGTATGTAATAGAAGATGGAGAAAGACCAGATACTATTGCTGAAAATTTATATGGTAGTTCACAGTATGATTTTGTTGTAGTTTTAGTTGCTGGCATTACAAATATAAATCAACAATGGCCAGTTCAAGACTATCAGGTTTATGATGTTGCATTAGCAAAATATGGATCAGAAACAAAAATGAATGAAGTTCATCATCATGAAACTTATGAGATAAAAGATAGTAAAGGTCGTCAAATTTTACCACCAAATCTAATTGTTGATGATAAATTTAAAATAGATGGTAGTTCACTTCGATATCCAACAAATAGATTTACACTGATCTCACAAGCAGGAAATACACAATTAGATGATAAGAATGAATATACTGTCGCAACCGATAATATTGCAAGACCAGTTACAAACTTTGAATATGAAATTCAAGAGAATGAAAAAAATAGAGAGATAGACGTTTTACAAAGAGGTTATCTAACAACCTTTATCAATGATATGAGAGATATTGTAAGATACGATAGACACTCAAGATATATTAACGGAAGATTATCATCAACAGAACTTACTGACTTAGCGACATAAAAAAAGGGGGTCGTTTGACCCCCGTGTAATTATTCTTCCGCAAGTTTTTGGAAGTATGATAGTGCATCGTCATCATCTTCATTTACTGAGGATGGTGTTGTTGATACAGCAGCAGTTACTAATTCTTCTGCTTCTCCACGATCAGTATCTTCTTCTTCATATACTGGTGCAACAGTTTTCTTATTTCCAAGAACATAATCTAAACGAGTTTTTAACTCTTCATATGTCTTGAACTGGTCTGGTGCAACAATCTCAGAAAGTGAGAATTGCTTCTTCCAGAGTGCTTCCATTGCATCATCGTCATTAAGCAATGAACCTTGTACAGCAAACTCAGAACTATCATAGTTTCTGTATCCTGCAACATTCTTTGCCTTTAACTTAAAGTTAGCACCTTGCCAGAAATCGAATGGATCGATTGCTTCTTCATCCTCAAACTCAGGTTGCATTGCTGCAGTAAGTTTGTCAAAGATTTTCTTCCCATATTTGTATAGGAATACTTTACCTTCGTTCTCAGGATTTGCAGGATCTTTTACAACGTAGATGTTGGAAACGTAAGTAAGTTTACGCTTCTGCTTTCTCGCTGTTTCTTTTCCAGCATCAGTTCCGTTGTTCCAGAGTAATGAATTGTACTCAGAAACTGGGTCTTTCTGTCCAAGTGTGGTAAGTGAGTTCTCAATGAACCATCCACCAGGACCTTGGAATGCGTGTGAATATAGTTTTACAAATGGTAAATCTTCACCTTCGGGTGCAGGTAGAAATCTGATAACAGCATAACCGTTACCGCTTTTGTCTACATCTAACTTCCAGATACGGTCATCAGTGTTACCGCCCGTGTTGTTCATCTTCTCGACTTCTTTTACTAACTTTGCAGTAAGTGAGCCAAGTTTAGACTGTTTTTTTAGGTCTTTAAAAGACATTTGGATACCTCGGATAAATTGGATATTTTAGATAATTGGATTATAACATATTAATAATCAAGTGTCAAGTTGTGTTCTCATATTATCAATGGTATTTGACATACCAGAGAATAATAATGCCATATCAGTTCCCTCTGGGAAACCCATAAGTTCAACTGATTTTTGCAAATGTTTTTTGAGATCAACTGCTTCTGGATCATCAGATAAACTAATGCGAGTGTACATTAGTTTTTGTTTTTCTAATAATTCAGTTAGTTTTTCAATGTGGTCAACTTTATCTTCACGACTAAAAGTTCCAAACTTCATTGCATTCTTGTAAATAGAAAGTTGCAAGTCGTTTATCTCTTGTAGTTCTTCACGAACTATGTCAGAATCAAAAAAATCACTCATACGATTTCCCGTAGTATTTTTTTAAAGTTGAATACATTAATATTTAGGAAAGGTTTATACTTCCTAATTTTCATACTTACTGTTTCCCATACGGGATCGAACAGTTTCTCGTCAAATTTTTCTGAGAATGAAAATATTATATCATATATTACAAAAGTTTCAAGTGAGATATCCCCACCTAAAAATCTCTTCAATATAATGGGATGTCCTTTTCCACACTCAAATAATTGTTCTAAATTACTTTCTTCTAATAACTTTTCTGATTCTTCTTTGAATAAGTAAGAAATACTCTGTTTTCTTCTCATCCAATCTGCGTAAGTTCTTTCACCAGAATTGATAATCTCACCAATCCACAGGTTCTTTGGATTATCTGTAGTGACAAAGTTAGCGAGTAAGAAATCAACTATTTCACCATCAGAGTATTTTCTAGATGTTTTCTCGAACCAATACTTATCTTTTCGTTTATTAAAGGATGTTATAGTTGCACGAGATTTACCACCATATCGAAAAAAGTCATACTTACGGTTAGTAAAATGACTTTTCATTGATAGATATGACTGGTAAGTTTCAAATGGAGTCACTTTCATCATCTTCCTCTTCACTATCTAATTCTGTAATTGCATCAACGGGAACTTCTGCTTCACCGATACGATACCAATGTTGATTCATACCAATACTATCAGGTCTGACACCTAAGTACTGTAAATCACGGAAAGTATGCTCACGAAGCATCGCTTGCAATCTCCAATGAATTAATTCTGATTTTTTCATTATAAAGGCAATTTAGCTCTTGATGTAGGTTTCATAAAATTAAGACGGGTCGCATCCCATTTTAATCTTTCTTTCAAAGGTTTGGATATTAACTTTGATACTGATTCTACCTCAATATTGTTAGTTTCGCAATAGTAACAGATTGCATCTATGTAATTGAAGTCTTCCTCTTCAGCGACGATCTTTTCAATCTCGATTGCAAATTTTGAGGGTGTCAAGAATTTATTCTCGATTGCCTGTTCTAATTCTTTATTTGGTTCCATAGAGTTCCAGTTTATCTTGAATAAATTTGTTAATGTATTCTCCGAGGAGTTTGATATACTTTGCTTTGTTGTATTCTTCATAGACGATGCATTCTCCATTTTCACAGGACATAATAATTACTAATTTTTTAACAGATATACCTGTTAATTCATATAACATACAACCGTATGCCATACACTGGACAAAGTAATGTTCAATCCAGTCTCTGGGTTTTGGTTTCTTTGAAGTCTTAAAATCTATTATCGCTAACTCGTCTTCGTATTCCGCAATACAATCGACTGTTCCAGCAATTCCTAGTTGCCTACTGTAGAGAGAACCCTCTAAAGCGTAAATATTATTTATATTACCAATTTTTTGCTTCGCTACATTAAACAGAAAATTAGATATTGGAGGAACTTTTGGAAGTTTCTCATCATTCAATAAATGATGCTCTGTAAGTGTGTGAAAGTCAGTACCACGGGTGGTCGCTGCTTTGGTAATACGATTTGCTTCTTCATCACCTACTTTCTTTCGCCAATTAATAAAAATTTCTTTATTATAATGACTCGTAACAGATGTGATTGAAACTAATTTAATTAATTCATCTTCATCAGGCACAGAGTAATATCGAACACCGTCAATAGTTTCTCTGGAAAGTTTAGGAAGATTCAGTTCTACATGATTAAACATTAAAGACCAACTTCAAGTTTTGAAATAATATATTCTTTGACAAGTCCAGAACGAACTATATCATCAATGCCATACTCTATTATATCAAAAGATGGCATTTTACGCAATATGTTGAGAAAATCGTGTATGCCATTCCTGTCATTTGTTTTAACCAAATCACTTTGACTTGCATCACCACAGAAAATAATTCGACTATTTTCTCCAATACGAGTAATGATTGAATCTAATTCATGAAAATTTAGATTCTGAAATTCATCTACAATTACGATTGCATTATCTAAAGTCGTTCCTCTGATAAAGGATGTACTCCAGAATTTAATTGTTTCTTGTGCTTTTAAATTACCATATAACATCTCAAAGTCAGCATCAGTTGGCATTTGAAACATATATTTTACCATATTTTTATATGGTATTTGGTAAATATCTGCTTTATCCTCATGATCTCCTGGTAAAAAACCAATTTCACGAGTTGATACTAAAGAACGCACAAGATAGATTCTTTCGTATGGTGTTGTCTCATCTAATACATCAGCAAGTGCGTTATATAAGGATATGAATGTTTTCCCTGTACCTGCTGTGCCATATGCAACAAGATGTTTTCCCTCCGCATATGAATCAAAAAGTTTCTTTTGATTATCTGTGATGGGTTCAATATCAAGAAGGTAAGTATTTCCAATCGGTTTTTTACGTTTCATTTGTTTCGTAGTTAAACCGATACCTATGGGTTGATCCCCATTAGTCTTCTTTTTTCTTGGCATTTGATTAAAGTGTCTTTACTCTTGAACCTGGTGATTGTTGTGCTTTTTTAAGAACATCATTCCAACCTGGTTTGGTCTTTCTTAACTTATCTTTCCATTCTCCAACTTCACCGACACCTGGCATAGTTGAGGGATCAGAATAATCCCTTGACCAATCAGGATTGTCAGAACACCACTGATCCCATTCTGTGATACTCATTACAACTTCTTTCTGTTCACCAGTTTTTGTATTTACTACAGGGTATGTTGCCATAATATTATAAAGTAGTATAGTTATTTAGACCCATTCCAGAGCCTCAGATACAGTAGGGAATTGTTCAGTAAAAATAGTCTTACAAGCGTTTGCAATATCCATGTGTTCTTTCTGTGTCCCGTGTCCAGAACGGAGATCAATGTAATGAACCCAAGAACGAACACTACCAGACATATAAATGCGAGTTGGTGTTGCTAATGGTAATACAAATCTCGCACATTCTTTTGCGATGCCTTCTCTCAATAATTCATTATATAAATCAAGTCCTTCATTAAAATAATTTTGTATTCGACCAAGTAACATTTTACTTTGTTCTTCTGGTATATCATCAATACTATTCTGACGATTCTTTGTATCTTGTCTTCTTAATTCTGGTAAAGGTATATTTGTATCTAATAAATTTGTATCTGCATATCTTTGACTAAACTCTTGAAATGTAAAAGAACGATGTCTCAATATCTGTGCAGCAAGTCCTCTTGTTGTGTTAATTTCAAGAGTCATAAACGCTTGTTCAAAAATTGACCAATGTTGATGTTTTATACAATATCTTAATAGACCTGCATAATTTTCATTATCTTGATTATTGGGATTACTTACACGAGCACAATATGCCATGTGCTTTTCAGCATCGGGTGATACACTTACAAGAGATACGTTCATTTAAATCCTTTTGATGTTTGTTCTTCAATTTTTGCTAATTCATTTTTAGCAACTTTTAGTTGTTCTCGAATTAATTTAAGTTGTTCTTTATCGTAAAGATAATCTTTCTTAAGTAATCTTTCTAACAACTTGATTAATCTTTTTGCTCTACTAGTCTGGGTAGCCATCGTCGTCCTCTAGTATTTCGTCGTAATCTTGTGATATGGTAGGAGGTGGACTTACGTAAGATTCCACATCCGAAAAAACTTCTGCTTTAATATCATCAACCAATAATTCTAAGTTACGAACCATTAGTTTAAGTTTGTCTCTGTCCATAATATTAATGTTTCAATTAATATAGCATAAAAAAAGGAGGGATGCAACCCTCCCTATGTTTATTTTCCATATAGGAACTGAACTTCAGCAGTTATGATTGTGAGAAAGATAGCAGATGCTAAACATATCTCTAATGTTTCAATCACTTAAGACTTGTAAGTTCTTTTTCTTGTCTTACACCACGGTAAGTTAGATCGACCTTGTTAGTCTGCTTTGCTTTGTTCCTATCAGTGTCATATACGACACCACGGTATGTGACTTGTGCCATTTGGTTTCTCCTAAAGTAGTTGGATGTTTAATCCGTTCCTTCAGTCGGCTTTTGCGTCCCTACAATCTAAACCATACTTTTCACCAAAATCATAATACAACTCAATAATCTCCTGTCTATCTTCTACACTAAGGTCAGGGTAGACTTTAGCACGATCAACAAGAGTGTTTATATCTGTACATGATACTGTAACTATAGTAGTAACAGCACTTGATGCAGCAATTAAAGTTTGAATCATAAGGATGAACGAACCCGTTCCGAGTCGGCTTACTTGCGTCCAATAATATATGCATCACAATCATCTGACACCTTAGTTCTCAAGTAATCTATAAGATACTCGTGAGCATCAGAGTTAAGATTCTTATCACTAAGTATCTCAATTCTGTTTTGATTCCATTCCGAGCAAGACATTTCCCAATGGGAAGCATTATGTTCAGTAAGGAGTGATGCCAGTAGTGTGAGTTCTATCATTTGGATGAACGTAAAGGTATGTTAGCATACCCACACTATTTAGTCAAGTAGTGTGTAGTAAAAGTTACAGAAAACCCTACAGGTTAAAATTTTGGCGGGATTTTTTTTCGATATTTTTGGAATTACTTTCGCTTTTTGGATTTGGATGTAGTTTTGTATCCCCACATAGAGGGTTTTATATTACCACCACCATAATTAATATCTTTTAAATTATTTTTGAACTTGTCGTAATACATATCAAACAATTTTGTACGACTACCCCTAGTTAAGTCATAGCAATCACGATCATTATGAATATAATGAACTATAAGTGCATCTGTGGGAGCATTGCGAGTATTACACTCACTTTGAGTTCCATTTTCAATTATTATTTCACAACCATACTCTTCCTTGTGTGATGACTTTTCCTCATCTGACCAAGTACGGTTCTTCTTATGTTTGGTTTCAGTCATGCTTTGTCTCTCCATTCTATATCA